CATCCCTTTTCGATTCCATAAGGGATATCTCCGACACCCTGAAACCCTTGGCAACTTCCAGATCAAGGTTATGTCGCGGCTCGCTACTGGACCAGACAATCCGCAGACCATTCCGATCGCAATATATGCAGCGATCCAAGATGCTGTCTTCAAGGTTCCAGAAGTAATCCCGGCCAACGCGTACTACTCGCACAAATTCGACAAGAAAGCATCTTTTGTCGTAACAACTCCAGAGTCAGGAACGTCTTTCGCCTTCGTAAAGGCAGGATCTTCCGCTCCACAGAGCAATGCGAACGAAGTAAAGAGCGTAGTGACCAACATCAACACACCCGTGCAAGACATGGACCTTACGGTTCTCTGCGCGGGCGAAGGATACGTCAAGCACGTCACCCCAACCCATTTCCAGGATAGCCCTGACGACTTACTTACGCTTTTCAAGCGTTTCCGTCGAGTCGGCTCAGCGAGCTTGTCAGCAGGTCCAACTACCACGAATGTCTTCAGCATGACGGTAGAAAACCTTGCCCTTACAGCAGCGGGAGTTCTTCCCTCATGCTACGTTTTGTGGCGTGGATCGATCGTCCTTCGTGCTTCTTTAGTGCGAATAAAATCTGACGGATTTCCCCCTGACTGCTACGTACGCATAAACGTAGGTAACTCTACGTATACCCCTGGATACACCCATCAAGACTTGTCTGGTCTTCACCACTTCGACTTCAACTGCCCAGCGCAAGTCGTCATCCCCTACCTCGCTCGAACGTTCACGAGCCCATTTGGACAAACCGGAAACGGTGATAACCATATAGTGTCCGTAGAGTGCGTAGGCGGAGAAGGTGAATGGCTACTCGAATTTGATCTTGCTCTAGGCGACGATTTTCACACAGGACTGTACTATGGTCTAGGATCAACTCTAGGCTTAGTACCCCTTAACATAACACATAATCGACGCAAAAGACAAACGACGACAGACAGTGTCAAAACCATCCCAGAAGCTGGTGTTATCGAGTTCATTGATCGCGCCATTGAGACGGCCCTCCCTATCAGCGAGAAGATTTCGCACCTTGGCAGTCTCCTTGACGCGCACATGATCCAATATCAGCCCTACCCCATCCAAACCCGAACCAGACCCCTTGGCATTGCGTGCGATTTGCACAACTACAAGGAGACGCTGACAACCGTTAATCATAACGGCATGTCACTACCAGACGAGCAGACGTTCGGAATGAATTCCAAGGAGACATCCATCAAGAATCTCCTAACCAACGTCAAGCAATACCAAACCACGCTTGCGTGGAACGAGTCCCAAGTATCGGGAACACAATTGGCCTACTTTACCTGTGGCCCCCTCAATAACAGTCCCGGCATAATCG